TAGAGGTTTTGCGGCTTCTAGCGTTTCTTGTTGTTGTTTTTCGTTTATCATCAATCCCCCTCTAGCGCTTTTTTAGCGGTTAAATTATCTGGCCAGCCTATCCCTCTTAGCGTTGCTCATTTTTCAATCCTCCAAAAGTAGTGCGGGATTTTTTAATCTAGAGCGCCTAATCCGCCGCCAGTAGCGTCTGAAATTCCCTGTTTGTACCCGGCAGCGTATGCCGATAAAATAACGTCCTCCGCTTCCTTTGCGTGATTTCCGCACTCGTTACAACAATTATCGCACTCTTTTTTGTATTTATCAAAAAAATCTTTGGCCAATACATAAGCATAATTATGAACCATTGACAATGCCTCCGGCATAAACCACGTTATTTGTTTTCGCCCGGCGTCGCCGTAGTCTGTCCCCTAAGGGACCGCCTTCGGACGCCGCCTAAACGTAGTTTTAGTTTACCACGTTAAATTATTAAAAGCAAGTACTAATTATAATATTTTTGTGCCCCAGCGGTAGCTGGGTTTAATTATATGTAACTTGCAGTTTCCTTGGTTTTTGAGAATGATTTTCAATATCAAAATAATATCCGCCATTAATTTTGTGGCGGATAACTCCGTTTACAAAATAGCTATTATATGGATGAAACATTGCCTAAAGAGTCCACCCAAGATATACTAAACGACGTGTTTATTAAACAAGTTGCCGCCCTATCCTCTGCCGGGGCTAGCCAAAATAAAATAGCGGCCGAATTAAAGATAAGTAAGTATTGGGTAAAAAAGGCACTAGACACAGATCGCTGCTCGCAGCTTATTGCTGAAATAGGTAGTGACGCGGTTGAGTCTGCTAAAACTTATTTAAGAGTGGAAATAGGTAAACTTAGTAAAGAGGCTGTAAGAGTAGTTGCGGCCAATCTAAAAAAGGACAATTTAGAAGCAGCAAAAATGGTTTTAAAAGTTGCCGGATTAGATGGTAAAGACGCCGACTCAGGCACAGGACAACAAGGGCTGACATTAGTTTTGGCTAGTGAGATAAAACCTCCAGACGTTGTCATAAAGGAATAAATGTCTATTAATTTTAAATCAAACAGAATTAGAGATGAATACACACAGTTGATGGGTAAGAACCCTAAACTGTTTGATATTGTCACTACTCTTGCAAACCATGTTAAAGATAAATATGAAGAAGATTTAACAATTACGTGTATATATCGTTCACCAGAAGAAAATGAAGAGCTTTACAAAAATACTCCAATTGATAAGCGCCCTAAAAATAAACCGCACACACTTTGGGGAGCGTTAGATATACGGTCCGCTGATTTTAGTTTACCAGAAATTAAAGAACTAGAAAATTTTATAAACAAAAGATGGCCAAAATTGAACGGGTCAAAGACAGCAATATATCACGTAGTTGACGGGGGAGCCCCTCATTTTCATATTCAATGGCCCGCCGGGTTAATCTAACTACCATTTCCAAGTAAAATTAATTTCGCCCGTTTTGGTTTTTGTATTTATGTTAAATTGAGTATTTTTGTGTTTAATTTTAATTTTACCGCTGCTTACTGCAGCGCCAACGGCAACTATAGCTCCCACCTCTTCGCTAATATTAGACTTACTCCAAGACTTTAAGTCATTATACAATTGTTCGCCGCCAAACTGTTTATATATTGCTTCACTCGTCTTATGCTCTACATAAGTCTTTTGTGGTATGGTCCAATATGCCATAGCTGCTATTAATGCGGCGCTCATAGTTTTCCCAATAAAAATAATATAGCGCGAATAGACGCAGCCCAAATTATGGCAATTAAAGCCATGTATAGCATCACTTCCATAGATGCCAACACATACTTAGTAACTCTGCTATTTTTTATTTTTTCTACTTGCTTCATTTGACTTAAATCTCCAAATCATGTTGTCATTTATAAATCTAGCTAAGGGATTTTCTAAAGCGTGTATTAATTTATGTGATATTTTTATTTTATACTCATGCTCTATTGCATGGAGTACTTCATGTATTACGGTCTTAAATTTTTCCTTTTCTGATTGAAATTCTGATATTTGAATTTTGCTTCCATTTGCCCCAACCGTCCATATACCTGCGTCAGTAATATCCTTTGTAAATTCTAGCTTGTAATTTTTATTTCTCACTTTTAGTGACTTCGGATATCGCATTTACTACCTCCACCTTAGGTTTGGGAATATTAATTTCTGATAAACATATATGTATTGCTATATCAATTTGCTCTATTGCTTTTGCACATGCTTTTGATAGTTCTGGCGACCCCCTTTTTACTCCAACTAAAAAAATTTCCTTGGCCTTAAGTAACTCAAATATATTATTGTTGTTTGATAGCAGTCTAATTCTGGCCTCCGATATTGTTTTTAATAATTGGTCATAAGACTGGTTCATAAGAAAGCCCGGCATATCTTTTATTAATTCTTTTACTGCTTTATACAGTTTATATTTTTTCATTGATATAATCATTTGGCACCTGTCTTAGCAATGAATTCAAACAATTCCTCCCATTTTTTCATTACATTTGCTTCTTTATACTCTGATTTGCCATTAATTTCTACATCTCTCTTTATTAAAGTAAGGGCGCGCGCTACCGCAGATGCGTCGTCACTAAAGTCTATTAATTGTCTCTTATCAATTAATACTTCATGGGCCGCGCCATGATTTTGTGTTAGCACAGGAGTACCTAAAGCATTTGCTTCAACCAAAAGAACACCAAAAGTTTCTGGCCATTTCAGATTAGAGTGTAGCAAAAGCCGCGCGCGATAAATATAATCCATTAGCTTATCATGAGATACTGCCCCTAATACCTGAGTATTTTCTGGAAAATCATATTTCTTTAGTTCATTTATCGCATAGACTGGGGATGCAACAAGAAAATGCAAATTATCTTCATGTTTACTTAACATTTTAAAAACACGTATAGCATGCTCTAATCCCTTTTGAGGCGCTGCCGCCCAAATAATATAATTACCTCTAGACGTACATGGTGCTCTATACGCAGACTCATCGACGGGATTTGGTATTACCCGCATTGATGGCCACTTTTTCCACTCAACTAATGCACGCACCGTGTCCACAAATATTGTTTTGTGGTATTGGCTTGGAAAAACTATTGTAGTATTCGCTGCCCTTTCACTTATTACATCTAGAATACCGCTTGTTAACAGGTATTTACCTGGAAGGTCGTGTAGCCAAAGAATTTCGTGTTCATTTTTTTCTATCTGCTTAGCCGGGAATCTAACTGAAACCGTTATTTTTACCCCATCTTTTTTTTCGTCTTTATTAAATCTATTGTAAAGACGCATTGCACTAGTCTCTGTTGCCCCCATAGAACTAGTTTTTAAGTCGTCCTTAATAAAATCTTTGGCTTCTATATTGATATAATAATTATTCATTAATATACATCCCCAGTTTCAACGCCCTTGATTATCATGTCTAGTAGTATTTCCTTTTGTTTTTCTCTTGCGGTGGCGGCGCAGGCGGCGTTGGCGGCGTAGGCGTTGGCGGCGGTGGCGGTTCGCCAGATAATGCTTGTGAAGGCAGTGTAGGCGGCGGCGTAGGCGGAGGCGTAGGCGGCGTCGGCGGCAGCGTCGGCGTTGGTTTTATTTTGAAGAGTAGGCACCTTTAGATATCTTTTAGCCGCCAGTATAGCTTTACGTGGTCTATCGTCGTTTGAGTACTTTTTCTCGAAAATATTTAGTACTTGTTCTGCGCTAAAAATAGCAATCTCAACGTTCTGTTTATTGGTCATCAACTTAGTAAACAACCAACGTGCCCAAGACGGATTGCTTTTATTTACTCTTAACAATGTAGTTAATAGATCAGAGCATCCGTGCTCTAAATACCAATCGTAACCGTCTTGGCATGGTTTAAGCTTCTTAATTCGTTCAACAGAAATTCTCATTAATTATACTCCAATACTGTTACCGCTTCCGACAATAAAATACGGTGACAACCCGCGACAATAAGTGTGTCTTTATTGTCACCATAGTTATGTATTACATCCTCAATTGTGAAATTGCCTATTGTTCGCCCACGTATGTCAACGTGTTGCTTTAAGCACAGTAATAATTGCTTAGCAAGGTTAAGGGGCACAATTGCACCTCGTGAAGTTTCCACGCGACTTCCGCGAACACGTAAGAGCTCGTGATCAGTGTCAATACTTCCGTAATCCTTACCGGCCCTAAACTTAGCAATAGCATCCGCTTGTTTTTCCTTTTGGGCCGTTTCGCGCGCATCCTTTTTAGCTTGTAATGCTGCCTCTCTGGTTTGGCGTTTAGCAACACGTTCTGGCGAATTATAGAAATCTTTAAGTTTGAGTAAATGATTATGAGCAGCCTCGCGCTTTTTAGCATTTACGCGCACAGGCTTTAGTCCTATGAGCTTTCGTAAAGTATTAGCCTCATTTATGGCGGCGCTAACACTCTCTAGGTGCCGCTCTATCTCTATAGAAGCATCAGGACTATTAAAATATGAATCAGCAAAAAACTTACGCTTTAGCGCCACATCAAATAAACCGTCAATATGTTTATCCAAATCTTTCACCGCCTTGTTAGGGTCGGCAATAGCCTCAAACCCGCTTACACAAAAATAACTCATTAGCCCCGACACAGCGCGCTTGATATGTCCAAGGTGTTTGCTAGTTGTAATAGAATAGGTGTCCGAGCGTACTAAAGCAAAACGTTTTCCTTTTATCTTGTGAATACGAGCGGCAGGGTAATGACTGCCATAGCTAAAAATAGTCTCATTATCGAAATACATGTGCGCAGCGCGGCCCGTGGGTTGATTTTGTTGCGCCCATACGTGGCATAGTTGCGCTTGACTAGAAAATACTGTTTTCATAATTCACACTCCCTATTGACAAGACTTACAAAACCCATCGCCCCTGTATTCACCTAAACTATTTCCACACTCACAAAATAAATAATCATAGCAAGTGTCACAATATATAGCCGAACCAACTAACTCAATATCACATTCCTCGCAATTATAGGTGTTCATTAATTATACCTCCATTGCTGTCAATTGTAAAGAAACAGCCTTGCGTGTCCGTTGTCTGGTAAGTACCTGGCACCAATATTGCAAGGCGTGTATAGTCACCGCTCACGTTGTTTGAATAGCTTACAATAATCTGACCATTAGACATCCTTAATAAAATTTCGTCAACGACCCCAGGGTTATCACCACAAGGATCAATAATCGCCACAATATCATGTGAAGACGCCACAGACACAATAGTCATAGGGACTTTTTTATAGCGCGCATCAACTAATTTAATAGGCGCTAAATAACCCTCACCAATTCCGCAGCCGCTTAGTAACAATGTTAACATTAATAAGTAACTTATGTTAATTTTGTTACAATTACCGGTCATGTTATAATTCCGCTAATACTTCGTCAAGTTCTTCAATATTTAATCCACTATCTGTTAGACTTACACCGTCTAATGTTCGGTTATAACCCAATTCAGACAAATACAATCTAAAATCATCATAACCTCGGCGCCTAAACATGCGCGCTATCTCGTACAATCCTTCATCATTGCAAACATGTAGTGCAACATTCCAAGTCTCATAATTACTATACCCATTATATTCTTTACTCATTCAATCCCCCTTTAATAGAGCGCGTAATATATAGCTTAGCCGCGTGAACGCTCTTGACCCTCATAGTGTTATAACTATCAATTAGTTGTACTCTAACAACCTCAATCCCATTAAATATGCTTATATGTATATAGCCGTTTTTATAACCAAAAGTATGACACATATTATTCAACCTCTTGCGGGTCAAAACCGCTTGTTTCAATATCAACGTGATATTCTAAAGACTCGTACAAGCGTATAAGATTGCCCATGCGCTGTAAAAACTCCGCCGTGTTACCGCTAACTTGACGTAATATACGCTTTTCTAGCGCAATAGTCTCTAATATTGCTTTCATTGCTAATTGATTACTTGTTGCATTAACTTGAGTGATAATCATATAATTACTCTCCTATAATTAGACCAAACTCATGACGAATAGCATTATGTAATTGTAATGCATCGGGCCAAAAGCCCTCACCAAACACCAGTGACTTTGTCTCGCCATTGGCATCATTACGCACAGTATATATAAGATCACCAAAACTATTAGACTCTTTATTGATAATGGTATAATTAAACTTCATAATATTACATACCCTCCGACTCAATTAATATAATGCAAATCAACATTATAAAAGACATTGTATACATGTTAGCGGCTAAGAATACTCCTAAAGCGCCCCATAATGTTCTAATTAAAATGTTCATATAACTCTCTCCCTAATACTAGTATAAACCAGTATTATTAAAAAGTCAAAGGCTATTTATTAACTGCCTTATACAATAGTAATTGCATAGGCTGTGCCATATTAGATATATGATTTTACTAGTGATTGATTGAGACAGTGTGACGAACTTCTAGGCGGGAGTGTTAATAAGTCTTAACAATTATATATTAATAAGCTAGAATTCAATAACTTATCTTAACTGACGATCTTATTTACGATTGTGCTGACTTATACAGTTAATAGTCAAGTGTCATATAATAGAGCTGGTGTATAGATAGGGTAAGTATGCGTGGTGATTAGAGATAGGGCTGGGGAGAGATGTGTCAAAGGGTATACACTGTCTCACAAATGAGACACCCCTTAATAAATACTAAGCGCTTGATATTGTAGACACGAGTACTAATAGGATGAGTAAGCGTAAGGGGTATAAGTTTGGGAGGGGGGTAGGGCAAAATTTAAGAAAAATGAGTGTGGGCATGGGACCCTACCCGTAAATTTTTTGCTAATTTTTGACATTTTACACATATTTTATAATTGTTAACAAAGCTTAACACTATTAAACTCACTTGCACTAAAAATATTTATTCACAAGGAAAAACATACACTTACGAGAGTTTTTAAATCTTAACAGTTTACACTTTACACTAGTATAGGGAGGGCGGGAGAAGCCTCAAAGACCCTTCGGGCATCGGCTTCTTACAAGGGTCGGAGAGAACTTCTCACGACCGAGCTATACTGTGAGCAAGGCTAAGGAAGAGTACGCCGCCTTGCGTTCGGCCCAAGAGGAAGCTCTGCCCAAAATTTGGTACTATTTGCAACTAGTTATTTTTAGAGGTCTTTTTTGTTAACCTCCTCCCGCGTAGTAAATCTTAATAACTGCTTCCCCGAGTCAACCGCCTCTTATCGAGGCCCACTCCCCAAGCAAAAGATATTTTTAAACACATCTCTAGATGCCAAGGGACCAAAGTATGTCGCCTACGTTGGGGGTATTGGTTCTGGTAAGACACTTATTGGGTGTATTACCGTTATCCATTGGGCCGTGATGTACGGCGGTGACTACCTTGTTTGTCGTCAGTTCTATCCCGAGCTTCGTGATACCACTCTTAAGACTTTTTTGGAAATCTGCCCTCCCGAGCTTATTGTAGAACACCGGGTTGCCGATGCTATTATTCGTTTGAAAACAGCCAGCGGCGGAGTAGCAACTATTATGTTTCGTGCCCTGGAAGACCCGGACAAGATGCGCTCCCTTAACCTATCTGGGTTTTATATTGATGAGGCAAGCCAGGTGTCTGAGGCAGCCTTTATGTTATTGCAGGGTCGTCTGCGTAACCACAGAGGGCTTCGTAAAGGAATCTTAACACTTAATCCCAATGGCCACGATTGGGTATACCGCTGGTTCTTCAAACAAGACCATCTTAAAACCGACTCTGTGAAGGCCCAGTTCGCTCTTGTTAAAGCCCCCAGTACGGAAAACGTGCATCTTCCCGAAGGTTACGTTGAAACCATGATGGCGTCTTGGTCTGAGGATAGGATTAAAAGAGAGATCTACGGCTCCTTTGACAGTTTCGAGGGTCAGGTATACTCTGAGTTCGACCAAAGCGTTCACGTTGTAAGGCCTTTTAAGATACCCGACTCCTGGCCCCGTATCATTGGAATTGACCACGGCTTCCGTAACCCGGCCTGTTGGCTGTGGGCAGCGGTAGACGAAGACGGCAATGCCTGGGTATACCGTGAGTTTTACGAACGAGAATGGCTTATAGAGCAGATTTGTCGTACGGGTAAGGGGGGAGCCCCTTCCGTGTCGTTTTTAATGAAGGGAGAACCAAAACCGCAGCAGGCGCGTATTGACCCATCCGTTAGGGCCCGTAGAGGTACAACAGGTAAAAGTGATTGGGACTCCTATATTGAGGAACTGCCTAATGGGTTTCCCTTGATGTTTGCTAATAACGACAAAACTAATGGTATTGACCGGGTTAAGACTTATTTGAAGGTTGACCCTAAAACTAAAAAGCCGCGCCTATTTATTTTTAATACCTGCCATAATTTAATTGATGAATTTTCTAAATATCGTTGGCAGGAGATAACTATTGGACGACAGGGTAAGACCAACGAAAAAGAAGAACCCATGAAAGTGGACGACCATGCTATGGACGCCCTTCGTTATTTGGTCATGACGCTGCCCGAGCCCGCTAAGGTCGAAAGGGAAGAATACATTAAGAAAGTTGGGTACTCCTCCTTGGAAGCCTCCCTGTTTAGGGAACTACAGTCCCTTAAGACCCCTAAAAAACCCTCCGACCCTTTTGACAGTTAACACGCTGTTCTTAACAGAGTTTACATTTTGAGCTATATTGCAAGCGCTGCGGACCAACTAAGGTCGAGCGAAAGGTCCTAAAAGGGTTTCTAGAACCCTTATTGGCCAGAAAGAAGAAGTAACGTGGATAAGCTTAACGCAGTTACAAACCTTTATATTCAAGATCAAAAGAAAAAACAGAAGGCCATTAAAGGCGTTCAAGACCAAGAAACGGGCGAAGTGTCTGATGCGGCTAAGAAACAGGCCGAAGCGATGCGTAAAGCCTTTGGTAGCAAATAACGCGTGTTTGTACTCACTAAAACGCTCCTGGCAGAAAAAGACAAGCATATTGCTCGACTTGAAAGTGAGGTTGCTTTTCTGCGTCGCTTGGTGCAACCCAATTCTAGCCCAAATAGTATTATAATCAATACCGAAGCCGACGCAGTTCTTACTGGGCATCAAGAACAAATACCGGTTGAAGAAGACGCTGATGTTTTAAACGAGAGAGATCGCGTTCTTTCTGGAAATTACTGACTTTCTAAAGGGCATTATCAATGGCCGATAATCAAAAACAATCTAATAGCACTGGTAATGATTTAGATATCTCGTCTATTGACGATGAAGCACAGTTAGCCAATGCTATCGAAAATTTCTACATGGCCGATGGCGTAGCCAAAACCCAGCTTTCTTGGAACTGGGAAAAGAACCAAATGTTTTTGGATGGTAAACAATGGCTTGTTTATGACGGCACGCGCGAAACCGGAGGAGTATGGAAGCCCCTCCGCGTCCGATCTGAAAACGAGTATATCCCCCGCCCCGTAACCAACTATATCTTCGACGCATACCAAACCCTAAAAGGTTATTTAATTAAGTCTAAGCCGCGTATTACTGTTCGTCCCAATACACAGACCTACCGTGATAAATCAGCCGCCAAGCTTGCTACCCTAGTTTCTGAAACAAACTATGAGCGTTTAAAAGAAGACCAGAACTATGAGTATGCGGCTTCGTGTGCCATTACTTATGGCACCGTGTTTAAAAAGTCTTATTGGGACACCTCTTATAGCGCTCAAGTAAAAATTCCAAGAATGGTAGATCAACCCCAGATTGATCCTATGACCGGTATCCAAACAGGAACTCAGCAGGTTCCCGCTCTTAACCCTGAAACAGGCGAACCGGAGTATGATATAGTTCCTCTTGGTGACGTTAACACAGACGTTATTGAACCGTACCGCATGGTCCTAGACCCGCTTGCCAACGACATTCATAAAGTTCGTTGGATTATGGAATACGCAATCCAACCCCTTTCATGGATTGTGGAGACCTTTGATAAAGAGGGCGAAGGTTATACAGGTAAGGCTAAAGAAGTTAAACCAGAAGCCCAGCTTTCTAACTCAATGCGTAGATTTTATCAGCTCAAGACCTCCAGCGGAACCAAGGGTTCTTACGTTGGAATGTCCGCCCCAAATGGGACCGACTCTGTACCAGAGAATTCGGCCGTAGTTAAAGAATACTACGAGCGCCCAACAGCAAAGCACCCAAAAGGCCGTATGGTCGTTGTAGCTAACGGCGTTACCTTATATGTTGGTGAAAGTCCTTATTCTGGTCCCGATCTCGGTGATTGGCACCCTTATAGTGAATGCCGATGGGAAATCGTACCGGGCCGTTTCTGGGGTAAATCTCCTTTTGATGACGCAACAGAAATTCAGAAACAAATTAACTCCATTGATGCTGTAATTGTTCTTACCCGTAAGACAATGGCTATTCCTCAAAAACTTATACCAAAAAACGCTGGTATTGCACCCGGCTCTTGGACGGGTCGTCCCGGTCAGGAAATTTCATATAATGATACAGGTACTGGCGCTAAGCCTGAGATTATTCCCGGCGTTAGCGTAGATGAGGCAGTATTTGTTGAAAGAAAACAGCGCCTAGAAGACTTTAAAAATACCACAGGTGCAGTGGACATTTTAAAAGGCGACCGTCCTCCAGGTGTTACCGCAGCTAGTGCCCTTAATATGCTTTTTGAAGTAGGTACTGGTAAATTGTTCCCGGTTCTAGACCGATGGAAGAAGTTTATAGAAAATGACCAAAAGAAACAACTAAGAATTATTTCTGATAAGTATAGAGAACCGCGCGAAGACTTCATTAGAATGTTAATGATGAAGAACACAGAACTTAGCGAAGAGCAAATTTCTAGATTTTTAGGTCAAGACTTATATGACAACTGTAACGTTGTTATCGAAGCCGGTTCAAACATCCCAAAATTACAATCGGCAGAGCAGGCAACCCTTACAGAGCAGGCTTCTACCGGCTCTCTTGCTCTTGATAATCCTAAAAATAGATCAGAATATTTACGACGCCTGGGCTTAACAGGGTTTGACACCGACTACGGACCAGATGCAAAACGTGCAGAGTGGGAAAACGACCTGCTAGATAATATCAAGTTTAGTCCTGATAATCAGCCCGTTGTAATGATGTTTGATAACCATGAAATTCATATTCAAGTGCATGAAGATCGCATGAAAGAACCTTCTTTTATGTCTCTTGCGCCGGAAGTTCAAACAGCTTTCTTTAAGCACGTTGAAGAACATAGAATTATGATTGAACAGGCGCAGCAACAGCAAATGATGCAAGCCGCCGTAATGGGCGAGCCTATGCCGCAACCCGGACAAGCTCAAGAAGCCCCATCCGAATTACCTAATATGGGAAAAGGTATTACTAAGGAGTTGAAAAACTCCCTTTATGCAGACGCCCTCCCCCCAGCTCAAGTTAGAGAAAGATAATGGACAGTAAGAAACATAAAATATTTATAGCGGTACCTACTATGGGCAGTTTATCTGCCGGTCTTTGGGAAGTGTTGCGCTTAATGGAAGCGCGTTATAAAGACTCGGTAGATTTTGTTTATCCTGATTTTACCGCGTTTCGCATGTTTCATGATTTTGCAAGAAACGAATTAGCAGAAGAATTTTTAAAATCGGGCGCAGACGTTCTATGGTTTATTGACTCAGACGTAGTCCCCATGCCCACTGCATTAGACACACTTTTAGAAAAATGGAATGAGTGGGAATGCGCGGCGCTCCCTTATCCGGTATTTATTACTAAAGGCGGGACTAAGGTTGTAGAGTTTACTCTTTATGACTTTTGTGCTGGCAAATATATACCGGCTAAGGTGCCAACATCGGGCGAGCGTTTTTATGACGCCGCCGGTACTGGCTGTATGTTAATAAAAAGAACTGTATTTGAAAGTATAGCTAAACCCTACTTTGAATTTAAGTATGATGCAGAAACAAGAGATATTACAGAAGGAGAAGATTTTAACTTCTGTAAAAAGGTTTACGAAAAGAATTTTAGGTTTTTTGTAGATTGCTCCAAACCTGCCAACCATTATAAACAGGTTGGTCTATTGGAAGTGAGCGACTACGCACTAAATTATGCGAAAAAAGAGGTCGCCGCATACGATCAAGCCATAAGGGGTCAGGTACTTTCGTTGGTTGAGCGAACGAAAAAATCTGCCGCTTCTGCTACAGGTCAACAATCAAGGCTCATACTACCACAAGGCCTACGGTAGCCCATCTCGCAGGGTAATGCGTGTAACATAGGTAGGAAAATGGAAGTAGAAAACCAGGACGTAGAAGTATCATCTGTTGAATCGTCCGCAACAGAACAAGAAACAAGCAACAATAATAGCGCAGAGTCGAGTAACGAAAATTTATCCGCTTCTAGCGCTGGACAACAACAAGATAGTGGCGCACCTGCACAGGAAAAACAGGCACCATTCCACGAGCATCCTCGATTTCGAGAACTTGTGGAGCAAAAAAATCTTGCTATGCGCGAGGCACAGGAAACACGTCGAGCGTTAGAGCAAATGCAGAAACAGTTTGAGAAACGATTTGCAGAAGTGCAAAAACAATCTCAACCTGTTAAAGAAGACCCCATGGTTTCGCGGTTAAAGAGTATTGACCCGGAATTTGGAGCTTGGGCCGAGGAAATGAGCCGGCTTAAGAACCAAAGTGAGGAAATGCGTCAACAGATTTTACAAGAAGTAACCCAGCAGCAACTAGTGCGAGAAGCACGACAAGCAGCAATTACCTCTTTGAACAATCTTCACGAAGAATACAAAGTACCGAAGGAATGGCGCAATGTATACAACGATCGCATTGAAGCGATCGCAATACGTGAAGGTGAAAAACTAACACCAGCAGACCTACCTAATGTTTATAAACGCGTACACGATGAACTCGTAGCGGCGCGTGAACAAGACAAAAGGGCACACCTTGCTTCGTATGCAAGTGCTAAGGCACAAGATGCGGCGAAACCGGGCGCGCAACCAAAAGGTAAGCCAGTTGCCGTAGGCAAGAAAGCGGATTACTCCAAAGACCCCGCAGAAGCCCGCGCACAGTTAGTTAAGTCTATCTTGAACTCGTCCAGAGCAGAAAAAGATATTTAAGTTAGTATGACCCAGCGCACAACAATCAAAGGGATTAATCATGGCTACTGATCTTTCTACAATCCTTGGAAACCTTAAACGGGTTTATGGGGACTATGTAGCACGGCAGCAAAATTTAAAGCACCGTGCAATGGATGAAATCGCAAAGTCGCTCAAAAAATATAATCCGGGCGGCGAAGGCTTTTTCGGATCAATTAACGATTACGGAAACGAAGCAGGGGGCGCTCAAAACGAAACCGAATCCTTCCGTACAATCGACAACGAAAACTATCAACAATACAAGGTATCTCCCAAGGTTATCGCTTGGCCGATCGAGTTCTCTGGACTCGTGGCTAAAGCCGCTGACCAAGACGAAGAAGCTTTCGTAGCTGCTGTGGTAGACGCACTTGACATGGCAAAAGAACGCATGCTCAAGGACGAAAACCGTCAGTTTTTCGGTATGGGTACTGGTCTTTTGGCTAAACCTGCCGGAGCAGTTCTTGCTGCCGCTACTTCCTTCTCCGTAGATACTACTCAGTATTTACGCGATAACATGGTAGTTGACATTTTTAACGGCTCTACTAAGACCGTTGATTCTCGTCGTATTATCCGCGTTAACCGTCAAACCAATCAAATCGAATTTGCTTCGGCAATCGGTTCTAACCTTGCAACCACTGATGAAATCGTAAAAGAAAACATCCGTGACTCGGCTCCGGCTGATGGTAAGGAAATGATGGGTCTTCGCGGTATCGTGGATGACGGAACGGACTTGGCTACGTTTGAGAACTTGAACGTTGCTAACAACCCAATCTGGCGCGGTGTTCGCATTGACGCAGGTGCAGCTAACTTGACAAGTGACCTTTTACAACGTCTTCTTGACGACGTAGAAGTTCTTGGCGGTTCTGAGCCTGATCGTTTAGCGATGCACAAAAAGCAACGCCGTAAATACTTAGACCTTGCAGTGCCGAAAAAGCGCTACATGGTTAGTGACGGCGAAGACGAAGGTTTTGTTAAACTTTCTTTCAACGGTATTGAATTATGGTTGGATAACGACTGTCAAATTGATACTGTTTATGCTCTGTCTAGCAAGCATCTTCAAAAATATGAAGTTGCACCAATTGCTATGGGCGGACATGACGGAAGCGACCAGTTCTTGCGTAAAGTTAACGCAGACGTGTTCCAGGCTTACTGGAGACATTACTGTAACTTCGGTAGCGATAAGCGTAACGCACACGGTAAACTAGTGAACCTAGCGGCTCCGAGCGGCTTGAGCTAATCGTAATTAGTTAGCCTCTCGTTTCGCCTCGGCGATATGGGCTTTCTTACAAGATAGAAGGGCAGAGTGACGAGTAAATGCCCTCCTATCGCCTTTATAGGATAATATGAAACTTTCTGATTTTTTAAATAACCCCAAAACAGGTAATCTTAGTTTAACTAGAGCAGCATTTTCTATTGGGTTTTCAATTTGCTGCTTAAAACTTTTAGTTTCTGGTGTTTCTTTCTTAGGTTTGTCTTTTTCCGCCTTTTCTGGTGTAGATTTCGCCGCCGCAGTTACGGCAGTAGGCGCATTATATCAGTATAACACTCACCAGCTTCAAAAGAAAGACGACTCAAAATGATGCTAATTGAACCAACTGGAAAATTTGTAATTGGTAGCGTTCTTGATTGTTCCCGTAAGGGCTTGGAGCGCGCATTAAAATTTTATGATAACCAATTATATTTAAAATGGAACCCAAAGAAAAAACAAGGATGGGGTTCATGGGAAGTTCGTAGACGACCTGACCATAAAACAGCAAAATACGAGGGTAAATTCCAAACTGGGCATTTATTTACACTAGAGTACAGAGAAATTGATTTAGAAAATCATGTTCTAGATTTACCCCATTTAACCTACGATGCCTTAAAAATCATTAAGAAGGCTGATACATGGGCAGTTAAAAATTGGGTAGACCAATTAGAAGAAAGAGAAGAGCAAAATAAGAAAAAGCTTGAAGAAAAAAGTAAAGCCGAGCTTAAGTATAATTTAAAACAGTTCTCACACGAATGGAAAGATTTTGCGCAGTACGTATCGCAAGGCGGCAACCCAGGTCGCGTATTATCAGGAAACTGGGGCAAATAAATAACCGAAAGGTCAAAGGAGAAACATAATGTCAAAACTTGTAATGAACTCAACAGACAAAGAAGTATTAGTAAGAGCTTATGGTAACTATTTTAGGTTTGAACCAGGTAAGATTAAAATTTTTGAAGATCATATTGCAAACTTTTTAACCGATCAGAAGGCTTATCTTGGATTGATTGATGTACCGGCTAAGTTTGAAGAGCTTGATGCGCGTGCTACAGAAGAAGGCAAACAAGAACTTGAAGCTATTCGCAGAAACGGGTTACAAAATCGCATCAATTACTTAAAAGGTATTGTTAACAATTTGACCATTTCACTGCAAAAAGACTTGGATCAAAAAGGCTATAAGACCGATGCTCTAAAATATGCTACTGACGGCGAGATAGCCGCTATGCGTGAAATGAAAGAACTACAACGCGCTAATAAAGACGACGGTAAGAAAAACGCGGACGCGGCCCGTAAATTACTACACGATATTCGCGCCAATGATCCTACATTGATCGAAGATGACTCTATTAGTGATAACTCATAAGGAATAAACCATGTCTATTACTGTTGCAAGCCCAGTACTTCAAGCGTTAATTAGTGACGTTAGGGACTTGCTTAACCAGCCTGATCCAAACAATTCGTTTTGGACAGACAGAGAATTAACTAAATATATAAATGAAGGTATTCGTACTTTCTTTGCTGAATTAGTTCAACTTAATGAGGGTTATTATACAAAATCAGTAACAAGAGATATTACGAGCGGGCAAGAAGAAGTTACTATGCCCGCCGACTTTTTTGCTGTTAGGGCTCTTTACAAAAAGATTAATGATGGCTATGTTATTTTGCCTTATCAGAATAATCTAACATCTGGTTATAGCTCCATAGCAGGTAATGGGTCTCTAACTTATTTCCCTTCCTATTATTTCCGTAATAATAAAATTGTATTAAGAGACCCGCCTACATTTTCCGAAACTGCTGGGCTATTATTAGAATATATTTATTTACCAGATAGTTTAATTAACGGCGGGGATTTACTGGACTCAAACATTAGTCCAGTATTTAAACAGGTCATAGAAATGTACGCTGTTTACAAAGCAAAAATGAAAGAGTCTTTGGTTAACGGGGTGCGCGTTCATGACGTAGCGGCAGAGAATTTTACAGCGCTGCACCAGCAATTTAAAGAAACTATAAAAAATAGGTCTAAAAATCCAACTTTTGTTGTTCCATTTGATCCTGAGGGTAACTAATGCCAATAAATCAAGATGGCTCGGGGAGAATTATTTACACAGAACCAGACCGCAATAGTGTAGAAACCGGAACTGGTAGGGACGATGAATTCGCAATTGTAGATAAGTTCAACGAGTTAAAACAAATTAGATTTAACATCAATCCAACAACCCCGGGTAAGGGGTTTCTTACGCTTACCGCCGACATCGCCGGAGATCAGACTGTAGATATCTTAGGTATTGGTGAAAAATCAAACTCTTTTGAAGTAATGCAAACTCCGTTTGGTACTTCCCCAACGGCCGAAACATACAATGATACTTTGACCTGGACCTCCTCAGATGGCTCAATAAAAATTACCGGGGATTCGTCTACAGATACTATTGACCTAACTTTAACAAGTTTACCGGAAGCTTTTGCTCTTACAGACGCGCCTACAATAACTACCGATGCGTCCGTAGGCAAAGATCCATTGTTTTATGTTACACTTGGCGGCAACAGGCTTTTAGCGGCCCCGACTAACCCGCAAAACGGTCAAAAAATTATTTATAGAATAAGACAAGACGCAACGGGCGGAAGAACGCTTACACTCGACCCTATTTTTAGGTTTGGTGAAGATGTGCCATTGCTTGTATTATCAGTAAACCCAAATACAACGGATTATTTTGGTTGTATTTATAATTCTATTGATAACGCTTGGGACGTAGTAGCTATTTCTAGGGGACATTAGTATGTATACCTGGAGTTATATTAATAAACATGTTCAATTTGATGCTTTAGATTGTTTTTTAGTAATAACTGATACTGATGGTATTATGCCCCAAGTTATTATAACAAAGTCCTTTAAAATGGACGTTACGGAACAGGAATTAGAGGCCGAGGCAGAGCGCGAAATGGCTATAGCGCTACAAACGTACGAGCAATCTTTATTAGTTAGTAATAGCGAAGAGTAATTATAATGGCAACTTTAATATCAAAAGCCAGCGGAAATTTTACATCGGCGGCGACTTGGGCGCTAGTTGACCCAACTTCGTTTTTAGACTCTGAGGCTAACACTACTTCTTCTTCCACTACTTTTACTGCGTCGTCAACATTTGCTCCTGGCGCAATTACTATAGATGGTATTGCCATAAAAATAAGTACGAGAAGTGCTACGCCTACGGGAACGTTTTCAGTCGACCTATTTAACTCTACGGCAGCCGCCGCCGTAGTAGGGTCACAAGTAGATGTTAACGTTTCAGATATTCCCGTAGTTGGTATTAACGATTGGTTCTTTTTTAAATTTAGCGCCCCTATTACACTTTTGGCCGCTACAAACTATGCGGTTAGATTAAAAAGCTCATCTGCCGGTCAGGTGTCAATGTATAGGGGCGCCACTGCGTCAAACTGGTCGAGAATTTTAAGAACAACAACAACACAAGCGCCGGTTGCGGGAGATGTGTTGGCCGTTGCGGGCGAACACTCCTCTGCGGGTGTTAATACTACTATTACAGTAACAATGAACAATACCACGACTGACGTATTTGGAAGAGTACGTATAGGGGTTCGTGGTAACTTAGATTACGCGTTTGCTGCCGCAACAAATTATAAGTTATATTTGGCTGGAGATTTAGTAGTAAACTCTAACTCACGCTTTTCTATGGGAAGATCAGCAAATCCTATACCGAGTGGAAGCACCGCCGAGTTAAAATTTGTATGTACTGCAAACGTAGATTTTGGTATAATAGGCAGAAACGTAGAGACAATTGAAACATTTGGCGCCGCTGTTACGCAAAAGGCGCTTCTTGCATCCGACGCTGCCGCCGCCGCTACAAGTCTGACCACTAATATAGCAACCGGGTGGTTATCTGGCGACCAAATAGCTATAGCAAGTACTTCTAGGACATTCTCAGAGTCGGAAGATAAACTATTAACCGCAAACGCCGTAGGTAATACTTTAAGTATTGCAGCTCTTACTAACGCACACTCTGGAACATCCCCCACTATAGGAGAGCTGGCAAACTTAACAAGAAATGTTAAGATCTTCGGTAATAGCGGTACACAGCAAGGCTACATTGATTTAAACACGCTAAGTATTACGTCGTTTAACAACACGGAATTTTATTTTTTAGGTTCCTCTACTACTAATAAAAGAGGAATAAACGTAAGCCAGACGACAGGAAGTTTTGTTGCTTCTGGCTGCTCCTTTCATGATTTTACAACCGCCACTAGTATAGCTTTATTCATAGACTCGCCTACTGGTAACAATATTACTATACAGAATTGTAACTTTTATAAAATAAATGGCACTTCTATAAGTAGAACTACTACTTCCGGCTCTAATTTTGTTATAAACGATATTTTAGTTATAAATAATCTGTCGACAAACACCGCCATTATTATGAGTGACCTTAACGGCGTGTTTACAAACATAACGGCAGCGGGCTGTCAAGGAATTGGAATAAGTATAGGTGATACAACTATCGGAACTCATACTATTAATAATATTACATCCCATTCTAATGGTAACACTGGAATAGTTTGTTCTTCTTTAATTAGTCAGTCGTCAAGCCCATTTCTAGTTGAAGATTTATTCATTTGGCGAAACGTTGGTATTGGTTTGACATTTTTAACAGTGATGAATGCAGAATTTGACGGCGGCCTAATATTTGGTAATTCTACGGCGGGTCTTAATCCAACTACTGGCGTAGAGGGTAACATTCGCATAAACAACTTTGTTGTAGACGCAGGAGTTACGTTAACTCAGCCAGTAGGAATGCAACTTTCGGCCGATGTTACAGACCTTTTTGTTGATAATTCCACGTTTGGAGCAAACCAAACACATGCTACGGGCGATATTCAAGTTTCTAACGCCAACACATGTTATGCTAAGTGTTTTTTACGCAACACGCTTCTAGCGTCCCCTACAGAAGTTGCTTCTCAGACCAATCTAACACCTATAAGTACAATTGGCTCATCAAGGCATGACCAGATAGCGGGAAACCATAAATCTTGGGAAAAGTTTGGCATTATTTCAATTGATACAGCTATTTTTAACAGGGGAACGGCTTCACAGAGGCTTACACCAAATAGTTCTACAAATAAACTTGGTTCTGGTATTAAAAGAATAGCGGTAAGAAACGGTACTTCGGCTACTATTGCCGTTTCAGTTAGAAAATCTACCGCCGGGGATGGGACCGCCTATACTGGAAACCAGCCGCGCCTTATTTTAAAAGCTAACCCCGCAGTAGGTATAAATTCTGATCTAATTCTTGACACTATGTCTCTAGGACTAGGTATATGGGAGCAGCTAAGCGGGACAAGCCCAATTGTAACAGATAATGGCGTTATAGAGGTATGTGTAGATTGTGACGGGGCAGCGGGTTGGATAAATATAGATGATTGGAAGGCGTTATAATGTCAGCAGTAAATCCTAATGGTAGCGAGGAATTCTGGATAGACGGGCATTCTTATGATGGTTTACGAAATGGCTATAATCAGACCGGATCAGAAGAATTTTGGATGAATGGCAAGTCTGCCGACTTTATTATACCGTTTACCACTGACGGTAACTTTCTTATAATGTTTTAGGGGCTTATGAAGCATATTGTTGTTCTTTTGACCGAAAATAATGCAAGAATATTAAAGGTTTCCGATGCGTCGTCTTATTTGCGGGCCACGAACTGCCTCGTTAACCCGGATTTAAAGAAGGTAGAGGGCATACCACCGCATTTCTGGAAAATGAGTGCGGGTGAAATCATTCCTATGAATGAGGACGAGCGTAGGGAGCGAGAGGCGCACATAGCCACAAACGGCATAATTAATCACACTTCTTTGAAGTTTAGAGAAGAAGTTCAAATACCTAAAAAAGCAAGTATTTTTGATAAAATTAAGAAATTTATACTGGGGAAATAGATGAGCAATATTTCAAAAGACGGACAAGGGCGAATAATCTACAGGGAAGAAGACACCCTTAGCGCCGAAACAGGGGTAGTTAGGGACGACGAATTTGCTATTAGAGATGGCGATAATCAACTGGCGCAAATCAAGTTTCAAGTTACGCCTATTGGTGGCGGCGAGAAGACGTTAATCCTAAATGCTAACTTAACGGACCCAACTACTACTATACAACTAGTAGGGGCTGGAAGTTCAATAACCAGCAGTTCGGGATCGACCACTGACAATGCAATTGTACGATGGGACGGCACAGGGGCCTCGACCGTGCAGAATTCTAACGCTATAGTAGATGATTCTGGTAATATAGCGGCAAATAACTTATCGGGCACAAATACTGGTGACGTAAGTGTAACTACTGTAGGCTCTACCCCAAACGCAAACGGCCTATCACTTACTGGTCAAACTATAAGATTACAACCAGCAAACGCTTCATTTCCTGGGGCCCTATTAGCGGCCGATTTTGCAACATTTAGTGCTAAACAGCCCGGCGATGCTACTCTTACAGCGTTGGCCGCATTTAATACAAATGGTATTATAACACAAACTGCCCCAGATAAATTCGCAGGCCGAGCAATAGCGGGCACTACTAATCAAGTTAACGTTTCCAATGGCGACGGCGTATCGGGAAACCCTACGTTATCCCTTCCTCAAGATATCCACTCTGGAGCAAGCCCAAACTTTGCACAAGTTTCAGTAGCGTCTGACCCATCTTCATCTTTACAAGTAGCCACAAAGCAGTATGTTGACTCTGCTGTAAACGGATTAAAGTGGAAGGCTGCGGCAAGACAGGCAACAACCGCAAATATTATACTGTCTGGTGAGCAAACAATTGACGGACTTTTAACAAGCTCATCAAGGGTTTTGGTAAAAGACCAAACAACACAATCAGAAAACGGTATATATATATCTTCCTCTGGGGCTTGGGCTCGTGCATCTGATGCAGACACCGGCGCTGAGTTGGAGGGCGCTGCAATACTAGTGCAACAAGGTACTGTTAACGCCGACAAGGGCTTTCAACAAACTAGCGACAATATTACTATTGGCGTAACTAATATAGTATTCGGTCAAAACTTTGGAACTGGGTTGTACTCGGCAGACGGCCAAGGTATAGAGCTAAGCGGCTCAACTTTTAGCTTAGAACTGGATGGCTCTACCTTATCTAAGTCCGCCTCTGGCGTTAAAGTTAATTCGGGCGGAATTACTAACACTGAAATTAGTGCTTCTGCGGGAATAGCCCAAAGCAAACTAGCGGCATTGACAGTAAGTCGCGCGTTAGAGAGTAATGGGTCGGGTGTTATTTCTCCTTCCGCAGTTACCAGCACAGAACTAGGCCATTTATCGGGTGTTACGTCTGCAATTCAGACGCAGCTTGACGGAAAACAAGCTACAGGAAACTATATTACAGGCTTAACTGGAGACGTAAGTGCGTCTGGCCCAGGATCGGCAGCCGCTACACTTGCTACAGTTAACTCAAACGTTGGTAGTTTTACAAATGCTAATATTACCGTGGACGCAAAAGGAAGAATTACAGCGGCATCTAATGGATCAGGCGGTAGTGGTACTGTAGGTAACTGGGCAGCGGTTACATTAACGTTTGATAACGTAGGTTCCGTGTCTGCTCAATCTACCTTTAAGCGTATTGTCGGCGATACCGCAGAATATAGAGGTAATGTAACATTAGGAACAGTTGGATCAGGTGCTTTTGCTATTGTTCTTGATGAAACAATAGACACTACTAAATTATCTTCTGCTACAAACGTAGCTATGTTAGGATTAATGCAAATTGTTCCCCCATCGGTAGCTATTAATATGTTTACTAACGTAGGTTACACGCAAACTATATTTTTTGATGGATCTACGAATACAAAAGTATTTACAGCGCCAGATGGCGCAAGTAATCAATTTACTAAGTTTGATGCTTCTTCACATTTATCAAATTCTATCATTACTTTTCAATTTTCTGTACCAATTGTTTAATTAAGGAGTCTAAAAATGGACGCATTAACATCTAGTGGAGAAATATCGGCCACAGGATTACTGACAAGTACCCCAGCAAAAGTTGGCGGTTTAGTGGCTTATGCGGGCGTAACTGTTACTATTCGTGACGGAAGTGCTTCCGGTAAAGTTCTTTATCACATGCAGGCTCCGGCCGGCGAAAGCCGAGAGTCTTTTACAGAGCGCGCCGTTTGCGCTAATAGCGGCATCCATATTACAGTTTCAGGCGGAAACTGCATCGTTTATTACATGTTAGGATAATAAATGCAAAAGTCTGGTGACTTTCTGCAAGCTGATTATTTTGCGAATACCGGCGGGATGAATATTACAGACTCGCCTTTCGCTGTTAAACCGGACCAAACAACTGGAGGGTTTAACTTTGAGTACGTTCGTACTGGTGGATTTGCTAAATCTAAATCGCCGAATAAAATTAACTCGTCTGCTAGTATTTCTCTTAGAACTCTAGGAGTAGCCCTTTACAACAGTAAAGTCGGTAACAAGAAGATCATTAGATTTTCAAATACTCAGGTTGAAACAATTGATTTAACGGGTCCTTATTCTGTTCTTACAAAAGATGACGTAAGCGCCTCTTCTTCTATTTTTGATGCTAACATTCCCGTTTCGTCAGTAATGTTCTCTTCTCCAAACTCTGACGTACTTTGGGCTGTTGGCGGCGGAGCAACAAGACCAGTAGGTATAGTTAATGGTAGTCAAGTAACAGAACTTGGTGTTGATGCGCCTACTGGAGTTATAACTGGCGTAGTATCACCACTTGGCGGTTCTTTTATTAGCGCTGGCGTTTATCGGTATGCTGTAGCTTTTAGAAAAAGATCAACGCAGGCTATTTCAAACGTTTCCCTTGAAATAAGTACGACTGTATCTGCAACTACTGATAAAGTTAATATTACGTTGTCGGGTATAACAAATAATGATACTACATTATATGACAAAATTTATTTATATCGCTCCGCTGTTGGCGGCTCTGTCGGCTTTACTACTGGCGATCTTGTAGCTCAAATTGATTCGACTTCTACCGTATACACAGATACCGGCTCTTCTTTATCTACCGCAACTCCGGTACCAAGAGCGGGAAATTCGGTTTTAGACAATTCTAGATTACCGGAAGGTAATTATCAAGCAATAGACATTTATAGAAATAGATTAGTTGTTGCTAAAGACAACGTAGTTTATATATCCGATGTAAATAAGCCAGAAAGTCTTGTAGCGCAAGTGGAAATACCCTATGGTGGTTCCGTTAAAGCCCTAAAGAAGATAAGCTTTGTTACCCCATCGTCCTCTGTTACAAACGAAGAGATACTTGGTGTTTGGACTGACGAGCGCGTTGCAGTTATAACTGGAACTACTTCCGATGATTTATCTTTAAAATTTGTAGATAACGCGGGCTGTGCTGCGCAAAATCTTGTTGTTCAAGCAAATGGTTATCTGTACTGGATGGACCAACGCGGAATTTATCTGTGGGATGGCGCGGGTAAGCCTATTTATATTTCACGCCCAATCGAAGGGTTATTTAATGATCAAGGCGATTTAGATAAAACTCAATTATCACTTGGTTTTGGTGCCTTCTATAAAAAACAAAACGAAGTAATCTGGTACTTATCTCATAAAATTTTTGGTGTTCAAAAGTTTATGCTAAAACTAGATTTAAGACTAACACTGCCACGAGTATCGGACACTTTAGGCGAGCGTGTTTTAGACGGTGTGTTTATACCAGGCAAAACGACAAAAGCTATGTACGGCGGATCTGCTTTTATTTATCAAATAAGTCCGAGCTTAATTGACGAAGTATATATCACTGGGGATGACGAGGGAAATACTTGGAGACAATTTTACGATTTTTCTGGTACTGGTAATGATGCTGACTTTCAATATGAGTCTGCATTTTTAGACCAAGATATGCCAGGTATTGCAAAAAGGTATTTAAAAGTTATAGCCTGGGTAGATAATCTTGGTGATTGGCCTCTTGTACTAGATTGGTGGACAGATTATAAAACGGGGCGCGCTGAATATGATACGCTGCCTATTAAAATAATTAAACCTAAAAAAGCTGCCCTTTGGGACGTTGCTCTATGGGATGAGGCGTTGTGGGATGACTTTTCTCCGCGCCCAATTGCTCTTGTTTACAACATTAGGTCAAGCATTGGAAATGCCGAAGGCGACGCAATTAAAATAAGATTTAGAAACTCTGGTACAAACCAGCCAGTAACTATTAATGGTTACAGTATTATTTATCAACCGGCGGGAGTAAGAAAATAGTATGCCAGCCCCAGCAGTTTGCACGGTAACAGGTAATCTTTATAATGTTAACGGAACAGCCTCAGTAGGGGCAGTTGTTAAAGCTTATGTTACTCAACCATTTTTCTTAGCAGATAATTATATACCAGCCGGGCTTTACGCGGAAACAGTAACAGACGCTAATGGTGCCTGGACACTTTCTTTGGTTAGAACTGCTGCGGCAGGTCGGCAATTAACTGTTAGATTTGAGTACCCAAACGGAGATTTTCAAAAACAAAACGCTGCGTACTCAATAATTGTACCAGAGGCTTCTAGTGCAACTTTTAGTTCTCTTGTAACTTCTTTGACACCTTACGAGGCTTAGCAAATGCCATTTCTTAATTATACATACCCCCCTTTTGTAGCTTTTACGGTTATTAAATCTGCTGAGGTCAACGCTAAATACGAAGATATTCGTACGCTTTTAAACGTAACTAAGCTTGATGACGATAACATCCAAAATGCTGGTATTACTAGAGCTACTAAACTAAAAACAGGTAGTGCAAACGCCCTAATCGTAAATAACGGTTCCGGGGCCATGTCAGAGCTAACCGCAGGTGCAGCAGGAACCATTATAGCCTCACAAGGGGCGGGCTTACCTTTAATATTCATATCTAACCCCCTCACTACGGTATTTCCATTCGTAGTAGGTAGTGCAGCAGATGTAACGGCTGGTGTAGCAC